TTTTCCGCCTCCATCGCCCTGCGGAATTCCTCGTGCTCCGCTCTTGTGATTGGTGTGTCCATGTTTCGCCTCCTTCCCAAACGAAAAAAATACCCGTTATGGGTATTTTTAAGCCTCTCCTTCTGCGAAGAGCCTGACCGGCTCTTCCTATTCATCTGTTTCTTCTATTCATATGCCTGTACGGCATTTTCCCCTGTATCCAGATATGCCATGTCCGGATTGTAAAAAAAGAATTCCTTCAGCGCCTTGTGGTAGTTCGGATCGGCGCCGCCCCTCTCTTTGATCTTCTTCTGCCACTCTTCCCATGATTTGGTATAGTAATGGTCGATGACGAAAAGGTCTTTGTTCCCTTCCTCATTTTCAAACACCTGGTGCTTTGCCGGATCGTAAAAGGCGTAATGCATTTTAAAAGAATCTATGCGGTTGACCTGGATGAAGTTTTTCCAGTAGAATCCCTCTCTGACATCCGTCTGCCTCGTAAACCGCTCCCGGACAGGCTTGTCTTCATACGTTTCGTTTCCGTTTGCGTCGTATTCCACTTCATAGCCCCAGACTTCCGTGTAATCCTCATAATCTTTCAGAAAGGCGTTCACGTCTGTCGTTTCTCCGTCCGTAAACCGCAGGAACTCGTCAGAATCTATGAACAGCCCCCAGCGCACGTCTGCTTTGTAATGCTCCATAAAATGGTTGTACGCATCCTGCTGTATGTGGCTGTGATGCCCCGTCCAGTCAATGACGGTTATGTTCTGCCGCACTGCCTCTTCATATCCGCCTACAACGTCCATAACCCGCTCCCTGCTGCCGTTGTCGTAGATGTATATGTGCCGGAACCCCTGCTTCATATGCCAGTCCAGCCATTCTTTGAGGTAGCGGTTTTCATCTTTAATGAGCAGTATCGCGGCGCTGTAATGTTTACAGTTCAATAATTGATCTTCTGCCTGATTCTGCGCCAGATAATATTCCCTGGCATGCGCTTCATGCTCGTGCTTCTTCTCTTCCATCCGGATTTTCAACGCCTCAAGCTCCTCTGAGCGGGACTTTACAGCCTCTCTGGCCTCCGGGATGTCCATGCCTTCTAACATCAAATGCATGAAAAAATCGTAATCGCTCTGATTCTTTACTGCATAGATCTTTTCATTTAACGCCTGGATTTCATCTATGCAGGCGTCTTTCTTCGTTTCCTGTATAAACTCCAATTCATCCGTAAGGAGCATGGGCGTTCCCGCCTCCATATTTGGAATGTCGGTTTCGTCTAAAATGATGTCTGTCGAATAAACCGGGATGTTGGCCTGTATCTTCGTAAAGCTCAATACCCTTCCCGTAACAGGGTCTTTCTTTATCTTATATTTTGCCATTTCTATTCCTCCTGCATCTGCGGAATGACCGCATAAATATCCGTTATGACATATCTGCTGGAATCCAGCTTATGGACGCTCACCCATGCATAATCATTCGTGGTTAATGACTCTGCAAGGGCGAAAATGTCTATGATGTCGTTGCAGCAGCCTGTATTTGTAGAAAACTGCTCATATGCAGATCCTTTTGTCACCCCTCTGTCATAATATAAGGATGCCGAATATTCATTCAGCTTGACCACGTTCTCTTCGCTTACATAAATTTTATGCGGCCTTGTCAAAGTGATCAGAACCGTTTTTGAATAGGGCGCCGGCATTCCGGAATCCCCGTATCTTACACAGTCGATCATCAGCGTCAGGTTGTCATTATGCCAGTATTTTTTCGGCGCATAAAATACGGCGTCTGAAATATTGTCGTATAGTATGCCGCTCCACAGTGTTACGCAGCTTTTATTAAAACTCGCATCCTCAATCATGATTTCATACCATCTGCTCCAATCCTTTAAAGATGATGAATATCTCGTAAACATACGAGGGCTGTCGTCTGGAAGTGCAATCTGATGGTTCATTCCCTCATCTGACCTCAGCACAATCAAAGAATACCTGTAGGGTTTCGGTAACGGCCCGTTTGCGCCTGAAATTTGATACAGCCCAGGAATGCAGACGTCATCAAGATCCTCCGATATTTTTTTAAATGGAAAATTCCCAACAATCTCCCAATGATCCACTGTATATACCAGTTCTAAAATTTCACCTTTATTGATAATATAACTTGTTATTTCTTCTCCCATGTAACAGATGCGTTTTGCTGCACCGCCGTTTATTCTTAAGGTCGGATATTCCGCTGTGTTCCCATTTTCAAACATTACAATAACCGTGGATCCGCTAAACAGAGCAAAACTACCATTAACAAAAACTTTCTTTTCTGCCGTTGCCGCCGCCGTGGAGCATGTTCCGTAATAGCTGTCACTGCCCCAGGATGCGGATCCGGAGGAACTGCCGCGTTTTAACACCTGCCCTTCAACACCGCCGGGAGGGATGTGCATGCTCCCATCAAGATTCCCATTTCCCAAAATATGATTTTCAGTTAAAGATTTTACAAATGCATCATTACCCACTAATTTCTGTAGAATACTGTTAAATACATCTGCATGTCCAGGATCTGTTGTTTCAAGTTTCCTAATTTCGTCACTATATTCAGGATTTTCCGGAATATTAAAAATCTCCATTTCTCTGCCTCCTGTCTTAGAATTCGTCATCTATCTGGATTACCATTTCGATATCAATATCTTTCCCTTTTGGAAGGAAATTCTTAATAGCGACAAGATCCCCATCTTCATCATATAATGCTGCTTCACTGATATATTCACCTGGAAGTTCCCGATTTTCCAACGTACACTCATATCTGCATTTTGTATCAGATAAAAATGTGTATCCACTGATCGGTTTCCTGAGTAGTTCACTATTTAGATTGGTCTGTTCTCCGTTTGGAGCTATAACCTCTCCGGCATTATTTGTACCGCCATCACCAAAAGCAATCCCTTCAATTCTAGGCAGAGAAATTTCACCTGCCCTTGCTTTTAACATTTTTGTCCGTGCTGTTAATGTTACAACTGCATCTGCCATCTACAACTCCTCCTTTATAATCTCTGCATTCAATTTTTTTGTCCCATCCAATTTAACGATCCCATCCAAATACCATTCGTTCTTTTTCACAATCATGAAAGCCGATGCTGTTTCTAAATTTTTCACTTCGGCTACGCAATACTTACATCTTGTAGGCAATTTCTGAAATGTAGCATTAAGAAGAATGCTGCCGTCCAAATTCCAGCTTCCGTCCAGTATTTTTTTCTGCCAAAACGGAAAAGCCATACGAACCACAATCTGCGGTAAGCATGACTTTTCTATGCCAGCTGTAGTAACTCCTGTAATATAAATGATCTTATATATTATTGCCACTCCAGAAGGCTTGATTGCCAGGATTCTTTTTGCAGTAGGATCATCAATATCTATATCAACAATCGGCATCCGTATATAAATTGTTGCTGGTCTATTCGGATCTTCATAATACTCAACTGGATCCATATCCCATAACAGCTTTATTGAGTCCATAATATCCTCATAGGTACAGTCGCAAGTATTTTTTATTGCTTTGTATTGTAAAACAGCCCTGTAAATATCGTCTGTTATTTCTGCCGTATCCGTTTTTCGCAATATGATATGTGCATCTTTTCGGCTCAAACTTAAAATACTTCCTATATAGTCAAGGGTTTTTCCAAATGCACGATCAAGAGTGGTTAGACTGTCTATGTCACGAAATGTCTGCTCCACTTCATCCAGCTGTCTTGAAAGAACCTTTATCAATACGGATATATATTTTTTTCCCTGAAACTGCTGTGGAAAATCTTCCATCCAGTTACGAAACAAATTCATTGCACATCACCTCAATTCTGTTTTTGTCGATCATGACTTTCTGCCTGGCTGTTACAATGATATTCTCTTTATTATAGTCACTATCTACAGGAATATATGACCTGTCAGAAGAATATGCAATGCTAATATCTACATAAGTAACTCCTGCAACTGAACTGTAAATCCCTTCATGTAAAAGCTGAATAAGCAGGTGTTTTCCCGCAACAAGGTTTTCGCCGTCCTCTATTATGGATGCAACTGTCAATGCCGCATAATTTTGCGGTATTTCTGCGGTATTACCATATAGATTGACCTTCATCCATGTATACAAAAACTCCGGCCGATTAAAATGAATCGGTATAGATTCTCCATATTTTCCCGGAACATTCACAGTGACAGCTCCGTATGTCTGGATTCCTCCTGCTTTTTTTTTGAGTATTACCTCCGCTATTTTTTCATTGCTGCCGCCTTCTACAACGATTTCTATGCTATGCGGCGGAAGTCCTCTTATATCCGTTACATCCGTATCATTCTCATAACCAGATACTGTCTCAACATTTGGAACGCTGTTTAGCAATTCCGCAATAATGCTTTCTACCATCGTCGTTGACCTAAGTGCCGACTTGGCAAGGTAGGAATGGCGCAGTTCAATGTCTGTTTCTTCAACCCTTCCATATGTAGGCTCTAAAAGATTTGTGACTTCTTCAAAACCAACTACATTATTTACAATCTTTGATACTATGCCATTAGGCAGCGTTATTTTCCCATAATCCTCTGTAAAAAAATTCGCTATGGTTGTTACGCTTTCTGTTGTCAGATTGTCCGACAGCATAAGGACATTGTTTCTCGTCAGTACGGAATCCTTAATCTCGATCGTATTATTTATACGGCTGATTTCGTATTCGGCATTGTTAATTGCTGCCGCCAATCCATGCAGAATACTCTCTTCTTTGCCATCTTTGCTGGAATAGCTGTACTGCTCTCCATTGATTGTTATTGTATATATACCTATCTGAGAAACTGCAATTTTGACTTTTGCAATATTAAAGGATTCTCTTGTGATATAAAAATCATTGGCAGCAACCAGTTTGATCTCTGGCTTTGTGTCTGTCGCAACGCAAGCCATTTCCCTGACTAAAGTTCCATCATCACCAGTACAGTGCAGTGGATAGCAGGTCTGTTTGTTCGGAGACCTTCGGATGCCGCCGAACTGTACGGCATTATCCAGATTAACCCCCATAGCCGTAGCTGGAAATTTTGCATAATAGCTGTCTTGGGCAGTTTCCCATAAATCCGCTATCTGTCCGCAAAATGTGGTAACTAGGACTTCAAGAAATGAATTTTCTGAAAGGGCGGTATCAATGCCAAACCCTTCTGTAAGCGCTGCATTAACCTCTTCCGTGATTACATCCATTCTTTTTATGACAAAACCTTTTTCGGTCACTCCGTAATCTGGCATTTGATTTTCACCTCATCCCTTATAATTTCATAATCTGTAACAGCAGTATACCGAATGACCGCAGTCCTTTTTTTGCGGTCGTATGCTATTGTAACATCTTTTACCTCAGTTACTTCCTCCACTTCAAAAATTTTTTCCCGAATACAGCTTTCAAAAAAATCTGTATCTGGATTTTTTACGAGCAGTTCTGTCAAATATGGAATTCCTTCATCCGTATTCCACCTCCACTCACCTTCAAACCACAACAGCTTAATCCTGATTTTCTGTGATACAGAATTTCCAAGGGCAATATCCCCTTTGGGAGAAAGATGCAGATCCCCGTCTGCATCCAATAAAATATCCATACGGACACCTTCTTTCTATATTACAGCGTATTCTGCCTGTTTAGCCGCCTGACAGACTGCCGGTATAAGTTATATTGCCTTTCACCTTTAAATTGCCCCCTATGGCTATACCGGAATCTGAAGCTTCTAAAACAGTCGTCTGTCCAATATCTATTTTTACATTGTTCTCAAGAACTTCAACAACGGTATCTGTACCAACGCCAAGCTTGATCTGTTCTTTTGACAAAAATACTTTTGCATTCTCCATTCCGACAATGACAGCTTCTTTTGTGCAGGCATCAGATAAAAGGCTCCCTCCATTGGAAAGAAGGCCAGGAATTGCAACTGCGCTAGATAAATCATATCGAAGGGAGCTTTCTGATTCAGCCCCACTTCTCCAGGCATCCAATTCCACTTCTGAAATAACGACTAGGCAGCTCTCTCCCGGCTTTACCGGGAATGCGATTCCTGCTTTTGCCGACAGGGACATGGGAAATACTAAAGGCACGTCAGAAATGACCGGATAATTCAGTTCTTTTCCATCCGATGTGACATATTTCCCATACGGTTTTACAGATACAATCCCTTTCTCTGCATCAAAAGAAGTAATTTTTCCAGGCAATGCAGTATGTATTTCATTTGCTACTTCTCTTGCGGTATTTTCAATTTCCTGTGTAAATTCCTGCAGCATTCAATACCTCCATATTATTTTTTACTGTTTTTCTTAGATTTCTTATTCAACTTAGCATTCTCTTTAATTTTTAAGAGCTGTGCCGTACATATCCAGTCGCCTTCTATGTTGTCTCCGTCCATAGTGATCTTATATACAAGAAAATATCCACTTGTAATGTTGCTTTGCAATTTCACGACATCATTTACTCCAATTGCTCCGTTTAACAAGTATTCCACTTCCCATCCTGTCTGCTCTTCTCCTCCAGAACCAATCGTAATCCTTTTTGGAATTCCGATAAGCCCAGTATCGCTTGAGAGAAGATATCCTTTTGTGGAAATTGCCCTGCCCGGTCTGGTAATCTGCAGCACATGGTTCTGGATCGTCCAACTATGATTACAGCACTTAGAAATTTTTTTCAGTGCATTTTTTGCTTTCCCTACATAACTGAATCCATTTGGAAGTGTTTTATGGGAAAGATCCTTAGCAAAAACAATAGACAGTCCCATTTTCCCAGCAATATGTTTGTATACTTCCTTGCTGTTTACTTTTCCGTTATAAGATACGCTGATCACTGTATCTCGTAATTCAGCCAATCCATCCACTACCTCTATTTCTGTCAATCGGTCAGCATTGTCCTGCGTTGTGATAACAGAAGCAACATATCCAACCAGAACAAGCGCCATGCTGTCTTCATAACCTGCTTTTAACTCCACGATGCAGTTCTTGCTTTCCAGAATCTTTAAATTTTTATTCGAAAGGTTCCATAACTGGATTTTGGCATTGTTTGGACTCTCTACGTTTGATTTTTCAATACTGAACGATATATGGAGAACTGTTTCGGCAGCATCATTAATATTTCCGATTTCAAATCCTTTCTTTTTCTTCTTTCCGCATCTCATAACATATCTTCGTAGAAAATTTGTATCCGACATTTCTATTCCTCCAATTCTATTTTTGGAATATAAACAAACTTTGCTGTATCATTTACAAATGCATTTCTTCCAACTGTATCAATATCTGAAATACAGCCGAAAATACCATCCGGCATATCACTATAAGTGTAAAAATGGAAAATCGGGAAATTCGGAACTATCCGCGTCATGGCAATAACCGGATCATCGTCTTCATCATACAGGCCAAAGCTCCAAAAATCATATTTTTCATTATAGGTAAACCGGAGACCATACTCTATACCGTCAATTGACAACGAAGAAATGCTGTCATTCATATCCGGCACATCAATATAAATCATCTGTACTCCTCCTTATATAAAGCCAAGGCCGCTTGCTATCCCATATAAAATGGATGAGCCTCCTCCTGAAGAACCACTTCCTGACCCACTGCTTCCCGAACCGCTCTTGGAGCCTCCTGCGTTTCCGCCAGAATTACCAGCGCTTCCGCTTGTGCCGGAACCACTGTCTGATCCTCCCGAAGTGCTGCTGTTTGAATCGTCTGTTGAAGTAGAAGCTATTCCGGCATTTGCCATTGTCTTTCCTGATTTCAGAATATAAGAAGGTATTTTAACTGTCTTTCTCTTTGTTTTCCTGACTTTTTGTGCAGCAATTGAAATCTCCCTTGCATATCCGATTTCCCTTGATTTCTTAATTGATATGCTGGTAATTCCAAAATCTGTATAAATCGTATCGGAGGTTACTATTTTTGTAAGCTTTTTTTCCCCCCATTTTTTCTCGATCTGATTGCAGATCTTAATAACCCTGTCAGCTGCAGTCCCGTGACGGTACAGCCAAGTTACCGGGGTATTGCTTACATACAGTATCATCTGCAGACTGACAGGATCATTTATGATCGTATCGGATACCGGGAATCCTTCTTCAACCGGGTAAACCGGTATAGTAGAAGAAAGTGTTTTGCTCTCTTCAATCAGGGCATCAAATTCTATGCCCCATATTGTGACAGGTTTCGTATTAAACGCCATGCTTTCCTACCCCCTTGCATAAGCAAGCCCTCTTGCCATTTGTGTTGTGGCATCAACAGCTGATTTCTTCATTGCCTTCGATACATTTTTCTGTGTTTCCATGCTTCCGCCAGAATAACTGTTCTCAATATTAACATTTTGTGTCACACTGGAGGTTGTGTTATTCACTGTGCTTGTTGTCGCCGTTGCTGCATTTGCTGTCGCTGCCGACATCAACGCATGAATCCCTCCTGCAAGACCTTTTACTTTATCCAAAACAGTACCCTCATTCTCTGAAATTCCCTTTGCAAGGCCACCCATAAAATCAGGCATCCACGACTCGTAGTCCGTCAACGGCCCTTCATCCGGAACGGAAAAATGCAGAAATGACCGAATCTTTTCGCCAATGCCCTGTACTGCGTCTACGATTCCCTGTACGCCTGAGAGGATGCCATCTTTAAGTCCGCAAATAAAATCCGCTCCCCATTCGATTGCCTGTGCCGGAAGTCCCTTAATCCAATCAATCGCCGCCGTAAATCCGTTTACTACAGCATCTTTAATACTGGATACAGTATTTATAATCCCGTTTAATATATTGGAAAACGTATTACTGACAAATGACGATATACCGCTGAATATACCACTGAAAAATCCTTTGATCGACGTGAGCACACTTACAATGGTATTATAAGCCCCGTTAATTGCTCCACTAATCACGTTTGTAATTGTTGACCATATGCCCTGCAGAAACGATACAATTCCAACCCATATTCCTTGGAAAAAACTGCTTACAGCACCCCATACGTTTCCCCATATTTCCTGTACTGCAGAGAGCGCCATAGAAAATAGTAATTTTATCGTTTCCCATACCGCTGTGATAAAATTTACGATTCCAACCCATATTCCAGTAAAAATCTGTTTGACGGCATCCCATGCCCCCTGCCAGTCTCCTGTGAATACGGCGGATATCAAATCTGCCACGCCAATAACGACATCAAGAAAAGCGCTCAAAATTCCGCTAATCGAGTCCCAGAGAACCTTAAACCATGAAAGCACTTCTGAACCCCAAATATCCCAAAATGCCTGTATCCAGCCAAATACAGTTTCTATCACAGTGGCTATGGCATTAAAAACAGCACTTCCGACTTCATACAGTGCATCCCATACAGCCGACAGTGCATCCAAAATTGCTACCCATACTTCGAGAAGTTTATCCTTTGTGCTGGTAGTGGAACCGTCAATGCTGTCCTCTGTATTTCCGAACAGCGTAGATGCCAGCTGCGAAATGAAGGTCCACACTCCCTGAAGGAACGTCTTGATTATCCCCCATGCTCTTTC